TCCCAAAGGCGAATACTAATTCGACGCCGCGAGCTTGGAAGCGGGCAAGTTCGACGGCCTGCAGTTCGCACGCCGCATTGTTTTGCGTTCGCCGGCACCGACGCCGGGCGCGAAATAAGTCATGCCGCGTTATCTCATCTGCACCGATCCAGAACCGCTGCCTGACGGCACTTGTCAGACGACGGCCTGGGTCGATGTGGGTGGGATAAAGCAGTACCTCCCGACTACGGCGCAGGCCACGGAAATCGGGAGCATCTTCATGGTTAGCCTGCTCACTCTCGCCGCTGCAAAGCGGATTCTCAAACCGCAAAAGGGGTTATGAAATGAAAGACATCGTGCGTTCGTTCAAGAAGGGTACCGCCAAGGTTTCGGCGCTGGTCAGTGGCCTGTCGTTGATGGCCGTTGCGTTCGTGGCATCCGCCACTCCGCCCAGCATCGGCGACACCGTGGCCGCCGCCGTCGAAGAGTACAAGGAAGAAGCGTTGATCGCGATTTTCGCGTTCATCGTTGTGCTCTGGACGCTGAAAGCCACTGGCGTGCTGAAGCCGCGCTGATCGGGACGGCCCCTGGGTAAAACCGGGGGCCATTTTCGACATGGAACAGGGATCGAGCTTTCACGAATTCGCGGGGACCATCATCCTGATTTGGTTCTTCATGGCTACCTGGATCATCTGCACGGATTGGGACTGATGGACTTCAAGCGCATCTTCGCCAACGCCCTAGCGCGGCGTATCGCATACGTCATCGTCGCCGCCTTATTGGCGGCGCTTGGTTTTAGCAGTAAGGCAAAAGCCGAGCAATTTACTTTCGCGACGCAGGGGCAGGCGTACGCGAAGTGCGTGTCAGATGGAACGTCTATTTTCCCCCAAGTCATCATGCCAGGTACGACGCGTGAGTACGCAGGCTGCCTGCAAGGCGGCAATGCATACGAGCTGCGCTACAAAATCTGCGAAGGCGCAGTCTGTGGCGCGCATGCCCCGACCGGTTGGGTATACGTATGGTCAACGTCATGTTCGTCGAACGGCAGCCAGGTGACGGGGCGATTGCCCCTAGCTGGGTCTCTGCAATGCATCAATGGGTGCATGTATACGTACATGCTCAACGGCGACGATGAAACGAGCACGCGTTCACCGAATGGAAATGCGTGTAACAACACGAAAGATAATTGCCCCGCGGGTACTTTCTACAACGTGTTGATGAACGTTTGCCAGCCGCTTGCGCCTGAGTGCAAGCCGGGGGAACGTCTCGTTGAGGGCGTCTGTGAGCGCGAAGCGGATTGCCCGGAAGGCATGGTTGCGGTTCAAGCCACCACGCCCGGCGCGATTGCCAGCGGCGAATTGTTTTGCAAGCCAAAAGCGCCCGAATGCCCGCCGGGGAATATCAAATCGCCTGCGGGTGTGTGTCTCCCGGGTGAGGGGCAATGCGCTGCTGGTGAAGCCAAGAAAAAGGACGGCACCTGCGGCAAAGACGCCAACAACGATGGTGTTGCCGATGATGACGACGCCGACCCTGAAAATGACACGGACAAAGAATCTTTCAGCGGCGGTGATAGCTGCTCTGCGCCTCCCGCATGTGACGGCAGTCCCATCATGTGCGGCCAGGCGCGCATTCAATGGCGCATCGAGTGCAATACGCGCAAGAACCGAAATGTGACCGGCGGGTCCTGCGGTGCTGTTCCGATTTGTACCGGCGAAAAATGTGACGCCGTCGAATACGCCTCGCTTGTCATGCAGTGGCGCACTGCATGTGCGCTTGAGAAAGGCACCGAAGGCGGCGGGGAGAGCGGCGATAACTCGGACGTGATCGACCACCTTAAAGCCCAGACGCTTGCCGAGCGCAACGCGCTACAGGCGTTGGGTACGAGTGACGGTTTAGTCGGAGACGAAGAATCGAAGATTTGGGCCGATGAAGGTCAAGGTCAACTGCCCAGCACCGGTCTGCTGGGTGGTGGCGGCGCAACTTGCTCGCTCTCCATCACGATTCGGGGAAAGGTGATCGGCATGAGCCCGCAGGGCTATCAGATTCTTGCCTTTATCCATTGGTTGTTGGTGGCAGCGGCCTATATCTGGGTCGCGGTTCAATTGGGGAAATGACATGCCTGTAGTCATCGCCGAACTGCTCGCAATTCTCGGACCTTGGATCACTCGGTTTTTCTTGGCCAAGGGCGTCCTGATGGTGGGATGGTTTCTCGCCCGCATCGGCTTGATGTTCGCGACCAACGAATACGTTATCCAACCGTTGGTCGAGCACATCGTCAGTTTCTACTCCGGCCTCCCGGCCGATTTTCAATGTTGGTTCCGAACAGTCGGTATCAACGAAATGCTCAGCGTTTGTCTCAGCGGCTTGACGCTCATCGCGGCAAAGAAGGTCTTTTTCACCAAGGCAGGGGACTAGCAATGTCAGCTATTGCGCAGAACGCAAGTATCACGCTCATCACTGGCGTTCCCGGCAATGGCAAGAGCTTGCGTGCCGTTTGGTATGCGGGCCAAGCTGTGAAGGCCGGGGAGCAGGTGTACGCCTGCAACATCACTGGACTGCGTGTTCCCGGTGTAAATCAATGGGAAGACCCCACGCTATGGGAAGCGTTACCGGCCGGGGCAATTCTGATCGTCGATGAAGCCCAGAAGTTCTTTAGGGCGGGATTGACCGAGAGCTATACCGATGAGAAAGACGGCAAGCAAAAACAACGGGTGCCGATGTTCATCCAGAACATGGAAACCATTCGACATTCGGGCATCCGCCTAATACTGATTACGCAGTCTCCCGCATTGATCCACGCCAATATTCGTGCGCTTGTTGGGCTGCATGAGCATTTGGTTCGTCAGAACGGCAAGGCGCTTGCGACTGTGTATAGACGGTCCCGCGTGATCGATAACGTGCGGAGCGAAAAAGCCCTTGCTGCCGAGGATCACGAAAGCTGGGGATTCCCGACGCAGGAATACAACAATTACGACTCTGCAGAAAAGCACACAGTTAAGTACACCATGTCCGCAAAAGCAAAGCGGGGCATCGTACTCGTCTGTATAGCCGCCGCTCTCATTGGCTACGCGATATGGAACGGCAAACGCTTGGGCGGTGGTGAAGAAGAAAAAGAGACGGGCAGCGGGCAGACGGCCGCGCAAGCGGCTGGCGGTCTGCTGCCTGGCTCGAACACCGATGAAGATGGCCCAAAGTGGACGTCGCCATATCAGTACGCGAAGGAGCACCTCCCACGCTTCCCGACCATGCCCTGGACCGCTGAAGTTTTCGATGATCGACCACCGACAGCCGATCCCGATTTGTATTGCATGAGCTCCTCACCTGGCGAAGACGCCGCCGGCAACTATCAGGACTATTCCTGTAGCTGCGTCACCGAGCAAAACACGGTGTATGACCTCACCGAAGCGCAGTGCCGAAAGCTGGCTAGGCGGGGAGGGGAGTACAACCCGTACAAGCAGCGGCAGAACGAACAGATCGCGCAGGCGCCCACGGAAGCGCCCGAAGCGGCATCGCCAATGGTGCCGGATGGAATCGTGTTGCCTGGTCCTCAGGTCGCCAAATACGGCGATATCGCTGTGCCGGAACCTAAGAAGGTGACGCAATGAAATTTGAACCGACAACTGGCGGCCTCGAACTGCTGAAGTGGCTCGGCCTGGTGCTCATGGTCGGCGATCACATAAACGCCGGTTTTTTCCATCGCGAGCTGCCGGTGCTGACCGAATGGGGACGCCTGGTGTTTCCGATCTTTGCGGCCGTGCTCGGCTACAACCTGGCCAGGCCAGGCGTCGAGCTGGTGCGAATCAGCAAACGCCTGGCGCTATGGGCGTGCGTTGCCATCGTTCCGCACGTGTTGTTGTTCGGACACCTGGTGCCGGCGAATGTGCTCTTCACTTTCCTGGTGGCCACCGTCACGCTGCAGCTGTGGGACAAGCGCAACGTTGCGGCCGCTGCGACCGTGTTTCTCCTGGGTGGCGCGGTCGTTGAATACAACTGGCCAGGCGTCGGCCTGGTGCTGGCGACCGTCCACCTGGTGCGGCATCGCACCTGGCCATCGAGCGGATGGCTTGTCGTTGCCCTGGGAAGCCTCCACCTGGTCAACGGCACCTGGTATCACCTGTGGGCTGTCGCGGTGGTCGCCCTGGTGCTCCTCGGGCGCTCCTGGAGCATCGAGCGCCAACCGCGACTGTTCTACTTCGCGTATCCCGCGCACCTTGCGGTTATGGCGGTCGTTGCCGTCCTGAACTAGTTGTACCTCAGATGCACCCGTGTAAGCTGCCGGGCAAGAAGGTACGCAGCAGGGGCAGAGTGTGAAATATTTACTAGTAGCTGGCCTGCTGGTCGTTGCTGGGCAGGCTCAAGCGCAGCAAGTCTACAAATGTGTCAACGGCAAGGATGTGTCGTATCAATCGCGGCCGTGTGCCGGGGTTCAAAAGCAAGCCAAGGCCTGGGATGCGACACCGGAGCCACCGCCAACCAACGACGAGTTGTGGCGGCGCTATCACGCAAAGAAAAAAGGCGAGAGAGATTCAGCGTACTTGCGTTCTTTGGCCGCTGGCAGTGGCGGTGGGTCTGGCGCGGCCATCGGTGGTAGCCAAAGCGATAGTGCGTGCCAGGCGGCAAAACGAAGCCGGCAGGCAACGCTGGACGCTGCCGGGATCGATCGAACACATGACATGCTGCGCAGGCTGGACGAGATGGTGTATCAAGCTTGTAAGTAGCTTGCTGCTATGGCGGCGCGTCTCGTTTCTTAATCGCATCCAACGCACTCGACGGAAGATTGTTGAACAGTTGTGAGATGCGAGCGGGTTCGGAAATTCGGTTTTCCACGATCAAGTTAATTATCTCGAACAGCGTCGATGCGGTATCTGAAGTGTCGTCAAAAACAATCTCTCCCGGGTGTACGGCGTTGTTGCCCGTTACTCGTACAATGTCCAGCGCTTGTTGAATTAGCACAGGCAGGCCTTGTTGCACTAGGAACTTGATATCTGCGTTGATGTTGTCGCCTGGTGCGCCTAGGTGGGGCATTAACTTTTGGATCGCTAAACGAAGTAGGGCTGCCGCGCCGCGAGGTGAATTCCCGACTATTAATCGGGCTTCATTGAAGTCCTCAGCAACGCTGGCTGGCATGTCCGGATGCGCAAGTTGGGCGTTCACTTTGGGTGGATAAATTAGACGGCCGTGTACTGCCGTCTCAGACAACCATAAGGAATGGTTGCCGCAAACTTCGCATTTGGCGCGCTTGTATTCAGTTGGCGCGTCTACTTGTTGAACGTGACCGCCAGCGGTGCGCATAGATTCCTTTACAAGCAACTGTTGCCACCGCTGTTGGGCATAGGCATTACAGTTCGGGCAGTCGAATGCCATCTTATTCATTGCCGGCGTCGTATTTGGCATATAGCCCTCCAGGTCGGGGGTATGCTACAGCCATGTAGGGCAACGCCCTACGGTGACCGCTTCAACCAGCCAAGCGGCCTAGATGGCGTTGCTGCCAGTCGGCGAGATCCACGACGACGACTTTCACTTTCGCCCCATGCCGAACGGCTTTTTCAGCCCGTCGGCGGGATGCATAGCCGGCCCGTCTTAGTTCCATCTGGTCTCGCCACATAAGACCCTCTAGGCGCTGCTGGGTGATGTGCTGGCCATCTGGAGCTCGCAAGTATCGGCCGCAATCGGTGAACTGCCAGCCTGGCCAAGTTGCTGCAGATTCGATGGGAACCTCAATCACTAACGAGCCTAGCCGGGTGGTGTAGTTCATAGCCGCGCCTCGATGTACGGCCGCGAAGGTTTACCACGGCGTCCAAGCCAGAGCCGTGCGCACCGCCACAGCCAGCCGAACATAATATGCATTATGCGAAATACGACAGTGCTGCCGACTCCTGGGCATGTGGCTAAGAAGGGCCACTTTCCTAAACCTCCCGGCCCCAATATCGAGGCCATGTAGGCCCCGCGATGACGACCTGCTTTCACTGCAACGCGGAACATCCCTTTGGCCACTTTGAACGAGTGGTTCACAACAAAGCGGCGCTCTATGGTCCGTGGGCCGGCTGGCGAATGGCCGGCCGAGAACTGGTCGCACCGGATGGCATGAGGATAAGCCCCGAACGACTGCGTGGCCTTGCATGGCAACAACAAGCATTAAGCCGAAATAGCGCACGTGCAGACAATGCTCGTGGAAAAGCGGTTCGCCAAGGAGCAACTGTGAAAGTTCTGGTGGTCAACCCCGCCGACTGGCAGCAACGCCACTTCGGACGGTCGGCCAGTCAAGGTGAGAATTGTCACTAATAGGCACGTCCCTGCCCCCCCCGCAAATAATCAGAACAACCATCGGTTGGCCAGTGCCGGAAAAATGTGAGTTTCTTTTTTT